CAACCGCTGCGGCACTAGGCACATCAATGCCTAGTGCTTCGTCTACTCCTGTGCGCGAACCAGTTCCTGTGGTTCAGCAGCAACAGCAACAAAATATTGATCCTTTAGAAAAAGAATTAGGTGATGTTGGTGCCCTTAAAAGAATGATCAAAGGTCACGAAGGTCTTCGTCTAGAACCATACAAAGACACACGTGGTTTGCCCACAGTGGGGTATGGACATCTTATTAAGAAAGGCGAAGACTACTCTAAAGGCTTAACACAACAACAAGCAGATGAGTTGTTTGACCGAGATTTTGAACATCATTTAGCACAAGCAAGATCAACACCGGGATGGGATAAAGCATCACATGCACAACGCCATGCCATGGTAGATCTAGCATACAACATGGGCGGCGCATGGCACAAAAAATGGCCTAAGTTTAGTGCAGCAGCAGCCGCAGGCGACTGGGATAAGGCTGCTCGTGAACTAGAAAAGAGTCGCTGGTACAAGCAAGTTAAAACACGTGCACCAAAAGTAGTGGACCTATTTAGAAGAACATCATGAGAGCAAGTGAGTTCATCCCAGAGATCAACTTTAATCTGCATACACATAAACAAGATGTGTCTCGTTATGATTTCGATGATTACATTGGCAATACCAAACCTACCGGTAAAGAAATTGGTGGGTATGAAATACACCAGCCTGTAAACTATCCATATAAGGCATTTTTGATCAAGTCCAAAGATGACGAGGGTTTCTTAGGCGTATTGCAACTAACCAAATTTAATGGTATGTGGAAAAGCGAAGTAATGTTTGCACCCGAGATTCAGGGTAAGGGCTTTGCTATTCCTTTGTATAGATATGCCATTGTTGATCAAAAATTGACAATTGTTTCTGATCGTTCGCAATCACCAGGCGGCGCTGCTATCTGGGAGAAGTTAGCACAGCAACCTGACATTAATGTATATGTATACGATACTGGAGACAAGAAGTTCCATGGTAAGTATGATCCACGAGATTCGGGTCGTGTGTATGGCGTAGAAGATTGGCGTCATAAGATCCGTTTGGTAGCAACTACTAATACAATAACAACTAATGATCTCGACGAAAATTTCCGCGACGGTAAAAATCAGCAACTAGTCCGTGCTTATCACGGAAACCAAGGCGGCATTGATGTTGAAGATTTAGCAACACCTATGTGGTTTACTACCAGTCGTGAAGATGCTGAGTACTATGCTGGTGACGACGGATATGTAGTAGTGGTAGATCTTGATATTAAGAATCCTTATATGATACAAGTTGGTATCAATAACCCCCACAGTGCATTGGATCGCTGGAAGGAACTCCAAGCACAGGGTTATGATGGTATCTACGATCCCAGATTAGGCGACTGGATACCTTTCTCTAAAGAACAGATCCGTGTAATCGGCGTGAACAGCATGTTAGACGAGAACTTTGCTGATGGTAAAGTAAAAGGTAAAAGCCGCCCGGGTCGTGTTAAAAAGGCCGGTGCTAGTTGTAAAGGATCAGTTACTGATCTAAGAGCAAAGGCCAAAAAATACGGCGGAGAGAAGGGCAAAATGTACCATTGGTGTGCGAACATGAAAGCAGGCAAACAGAAATGAGCGATAAACGAGCAGATTGGGTGCAGGATATTCAAAGACTAGCCGGCATTACGCCTATTGCTAACGCACCACAACCCACAGCATACAGTATGGAAGGCAGTAATATTAGTATTACCGGACAAGAAAAAGCTGACCTACAACACAAACACAATATTCAACCCGGTACACCCGAGTGGTTTAAACTTTGGTTTACACGGCCTTATCTTACAAACACCAGTCCACTGGACGCAAAGTTTCAAAAATAGTCTTTACAAGGCTGTATACGGACTCTAACTGTTATCCACTAATAGAACATCAAACGCAGCGGTAATACGCTTGTTGTTGGAACGCATTGTTGCCCTAACATCAATATCTGTTTTTTCTGGAACAGGAATAGGAGTCTGGAATGTATAATCGTATTGTCCACCGCGAAGTTGTAGTTCAAATGCGTGTCCAATTCTAAAAGCACTTGTACCAAAATAACGAACCATCATTCGTCCTTCCGCATCTGTGTCTGAACTTCCAGTAGCAGTGACGTGTAAGATGTAAGCAGTCTTGCCAGCAGGTATTGTGTAAACTGCCATCATTGTTTGTCCATATCCTGCGGAGATTCTAGCAACTGTTGTACCACCTGCTGCGCCTGCTTCGATGTCTATGTTGGCAATGTTTGTTGTTGCTCCAGTAATGAAAGCACGATTCACTCTTGTAAATAACTGTGAACCAGTTTGATCGGCACCTGTGATAACAATATCCTCGGACGCAAAATCGTAGTTTTCGTCTAGACCTTGAACAGTAACAGTAATGCCGTTGTCGCCTGCGTCGTTTCTTTCAATGTTAACGATACTACCACTGCCCAGTGCGTCCCAAGGATATATGGTATCATCGATGTCCCAGATAGAACCCGTAGCACCACTGCCCATACTTGGCACTGCACCAAACTTGTGATTGAAACTGTATCCTGGGATCAATCCTTGTGCTACTTCCAGATAGAATGGTTTGTTTGATCCTGCCACCGGAGAACCCACTATGGTAGCATTTACATTACCACTGACCACCCAAGGATCTGTGCCTTGTGTTACATTTATATCACCCGGAATGTTTACATCCAATGGAGTTGATGTGTCTATGTTAACTGTTTGGTTAGTTATGTCAACAGGGAATCTATTGTCCGTGGTAACAACACTGCCGTCCTTGAGGACAATTAAAGAAGTTTCTGTGAGTCCTTCACCGTTGTCATATGCTTCTGTATCTGTATTATAAACTGCCATTTATCTTACCTCGATCCATCCGAATGAAGCATAAACATCTTTGTTTGCACTTCCTGTCGCTGCTGCTATTGTTATGATTTCCGATGTTGTTCCCATATTCTCCCTACCTAACTGAAATGCAGACGCTGAGTCAAGCGGTATTTTAGCACCTTGACCGTTGGGATCAATATATCCTGCATCTACGATAAAATCGCCCTCTGTAACTGCTGTGGCATCAGTGTTGTATTCAATGTGGGTATCAGCGTATGTACTCCATGTAGTTGCACCTGTTAGCGTAGGATTCAACAACACTTTATAGAACAGTGGCGAATTGTCGAGTGCTGCCACTTGAAAGTTTTGAGGCAATACAATACCTTTGATGCGATCTGTTCTCAATCTAATGCTCAGTATCGGATAGAATGTTAATGCATCTGAGCAGGTTATACCATCGAGTGGTGTTGTAACTGTGTTCTTTACACCAAGTGGAACTGATCCTGCTTCTGATAGTGTGGCATAACTTGAAATCTCCATAGTGTGTGTGCCAGACGCACCTGTTGTGTTGTGTATGTCCCATTTGATTGGCAAAAATGGTGTGTTGGTAATAACAGTGTCTTCACTGTTATTGAATTCAAATTGATGTATAGGGTGTGAGTAATTGCCAATGATGAATTTTAATTCAACGTGTCCGGTGAACCAGTTGTATTCAATAACAAGTGTTTGGAACTTGGTAAAGTCCAGAGTAAGTCCAGATCCCCCAGTACCATCCAATTTGTCACCGTTCCAGTTTGCTCTTGCAATCCTTGTTTCAGCGGTCCCACCTGCTGTTGTTTTACGGAGAACTACATTGTATGTTGTTCCATCATCTTCTAAATAAATTCCAGATGCTTCATCTAATATGCCAAGGCGTTTGACAATGCCTGTCTGTTGAGCATTCAACTTGAAGTGCATTATGACTTCATTCTCACGACCAGGAATGTACGGAAGCACTCTCTTTGTTTGCCTTTCAATCCTGTCACCAGTGGTGGTCCCAACACTCAACACAAGAGTTGCTTCATAAGTATTGAGTGTTGATGATGCTGTGCCTGTAACTTCCTCGTCCCAGATCAGTGGGTCTTTTGTGTATTGAAATGTATTAAACTCGGTGATTTCGTAGTTACTTACTTTACGCCTGTTGGTTGCGGTGTGCTGTACCGTATCATCATCGACACTGACTACAGGCAAACCAAATGGGTTTATGGTTGTTCCTATCACTGTTATAGGATTGCCAGTGTCGTTTTTGATCTCGACTTCTGGCATTGTGCCAATATTAACAGTGCCATCAACAGTCCAAGGGTCTGTGCCCTGTGTAACTTCCACTGGTTGCGCAATAGTAACAGCACCAGTTATTGAATCAACAGTAACCGTGCCCGATACAGTCCACGGATCTGTGCCCTGTAACACAGTGACAGTGCCATCTACAGTAAATGGATTTGAATCAGTGTACTCAACCTCGTTTTCATCATAGATATGTGTATGCGTGAATAAAGGATCGTCGTCGGTGTTAGTTACTGTAACTATGCCAGGAATAGTTACTTCACCTTCAATAACAATATCACCTTGAATGTTTGACAGCACACGAATAGCAGGCTTGCCATCTTCTGTATAGTCCATGGCCATTGTGAGGTCATTGGTATTTGGTTCGTAGCTATGGAAGTAATCAGTTGAGTTTGGATTTAGGTTGGCCATTAGGTTGTATCCCAGGGTCTGCCTTCAACTAATCCGCCTACGTTTGGATTGTCTACAACAGTATTCCCGGAATACTGTGTTGGTAATTCAGTAATGTCATACACATCACGAGGATTACTGCTGGCAGTCCTATCCAGTGCTGCTAGATCAAGTTTTGCTTTTTGTCTATCTTCGCGTGTTGCTAAACGAGCAATTTTATTGTGTGTGCGGAGTACTGTTCCATCCACAACACCAGCAGTGTATAGTGTATCACCAACTGTTAGTAACTGTTCGTCTAGCACTAGATCAAACCAATCAATGCTAACGCCAGTTGCGGTTTCAACAGCGTCTTTTAAGTCGCCTACTGTATCGCCACTTACAGTAACATCTACTGTGTAACTATCATAAACAGCCGTGTTTAATAGGCTTTGAACGGTTACCGTAGCCATCAGCGATAATCCTTACTAGAGTTCCACTGTGCAGCAGGATACAGGCTCTGTGAATCGCCTCTGATATCTGCTGGATGTTTGGGCTTGTTAGGACCGCCGCCCATGTCAGTTGTAACCGCACTAACCGGAGCATACTGCTCGTTTGGTTCGTTGGCGTATTCTGGTTCGTCGTTGACTTCCTGTGTGATATTGGTAACACTAACCGAAACATCAGGTCCTTTAGTGGACTCAATGTTGTCAATTAAATCTAGTAGTTGACGAATTAAATCTGTTGCTCGCATAATGTAGTATTTATGCGAACGTTAAAACCTTTAGAACTTGTAGCGATAGTTAAAGTTCAAGTGTCCTTCCCCGCCACCGTCTACGATACCTACAAATGTAGTGCTATGGTTTTTCTTTTGATAATTGTGCTTAAATCCAACATAACCGTCGAGTTCTGAACGCACACGGCTGCTTACAGTATCATAATGCATAACACCATCAGCATCAACACTAGTTGGCAGACGCATTGTTACTGAACCATTTACTGCGTATGGCTTGATACCGCCAAACACAGCAATTGAGTCTGTGTCGTACCCCACAGTTGCGTACACTGATCGAATGTCATCTACATCAGTTACTAGTCCAGTCTTGTAGCGAGTGCTGGTATTCATTGCACCAATCTGTGCCCACATGTCCTTGTAGTCGTATGTTAGGTTAAGTTCTGTGGTTTGTGAGCCATCAACTTCACCCCACATGCCAGACATATCAATCCAGGGATTAGTATCTGCTTTGGTATAACTTACACCAGCAGTTAAGTTGGTATCAAAGAACCGATGTTCATAGCCAATACTATATTCTTCTACATTATCGCTAGCAGCAAAGCGTACATTGTCAATCTTGCGTGCAGATAAGTTAGCCATTGTGCTTGCCCAACCGCCGTTGTTCTTTTGACGATCTGCATATTCTACGCTAATCTTGCGCTCTACATTAGCACTGGACAAGTCCACAGTAAAGTCACGATCATAGTCATCTACTGCTGCAACGTTGCTAAGTGTGCCAGCTTCGATGCCATTTACACTAATACCGCCTGATATTTCCACAGTAGCGCCATTGCGTCCAGTTAGGCTAATACCAAGATCGCCTACCGGTCGTGTTGCTTGATCCAAATCTAGCAAACCCTGTCCGTGTGTGTTTTCGTTGTAGCCTGTGATATTCTTGTTAGCAGTTTGCAACAGTAGTTGTGCAATGTTCTTGCCTTCCATGTAAGGCCACAGTTGATGTACAATAGCTACTGCACCAGCAACTACTGGAGCCGCCATACTAGTCCCCGACATGGTCTTGTACGAACCATCAAGATACGTGCTATTAATGCGTGTGCCTGGGGCAAGAATATAAAAATCCTTGGTTAAATATGGATCATTACAAGTTGAGGTTGCTTCTGTAAAATCCTTACAAACATGCCCTGACTTTGCACCTTCGATTGTGTTAGCACTTGTATTCCAATTGCCAACAACCAGCATACGCCCATCGAGTAGCAAGTTTCCGTTGTCGTCTACTGCACTAGCAAATGTTGCTGGATTCTGCACATAACCCAAGTTTGTGTTGCCTGCACTAACAGTTAGTACAATTTCTGAACCGTTAAGTGCATCTGCCCAATTTTGAGGATTTTCTAGATTGTAATAGTTTTCGCCACCGTAAATTTCGTGATTGCTGGTAAAAATACCATCGCCGTGTGCGGTAATACTTTCTTTATAGCTTGTAGAATATATAACGTTTGCACTTAAATTAGCAGCAACAATGTCTGGCTTGTCCTTTGCCCAATTGAGTGCTTGACGTGCAAAGCTCATTGATGGAACACGTTCACCGATACGTGCAATGGCAAGTTCTGCATCATATGCAACGCCGTGTGTTCCTGTGCCATCTTTGGCAGCAGCAACGATGCCTGCTACGTGAGTGCCGTGCCCGTTAGTGTCTTCGAGACCGGTGTCATAACCCGGTTCCCATTCGTACTTGATTTTGTCTGCTAGCTCTGGATGATCAGTGTCGATGCCAGTGTCCATGATCATTACTGTTGAGCCTAGACCAGTCCAGCCACGTGCGTATGCATAGTTTGCATTTACATCAAGCACAGCACCATTATCTGCTTCGGCGGTTGCAAAATCTGCTGGATCGTGACTGTCAACTTCTGTAGGAGTACCAACGTGGTCGCTACCATAGTAGGAAACATAGTTATATGTTTCCGGGTCATAGTCCAGGGCAGGTGCGCCGGGTTGTTCAACAATTACAGTACCCGATCCAGTGTCTGGTGCAGTTGGTGCAACAGGTGTAGCTTCGGGAGATACAATCTGTGTGGTAATAGTTTCTGCAACAGAATCGTTGACGGTTTCAGTAGTATTGATTACTTCGGTGGTTGTAGTACCATCGGTCCAGTTGGTTGTGCGAGTTGTAACCACCGTAGTAGTTACTGTAGTTGTAGTGTTCCAAAAGTAATAGTAGAACGTCCAAACACCGTCATCACGTGTGTCGGTGTTGATAATAGTTTTAGCTAATACTGGTTCGCTAACTGTGGTTGCTACAGTAGTTACGTCTAAGTCGCTTGTGTTTGCTACATTTGGTGTAACAGTGCGAGATACTAGTTCTTCAGAAGTGGCCGTAGTAACTGTGTTAGTAACCGTAGACGATTCGCTTACATCAACAACAGTTTCACGAACAGTGCCGTCGGTATAAGTATCAACACGTGTTTGCGTAGTAGTAACAGTTGTAGTTACTGGAGTTGTGTTCGTTGTTGTATAAACACGATACACCTCAGTAACCGTGCTACCGTTTGCATCTAGGCTAGTACGAGTATCATCCTCAGATACAGTTTCGCTAACAGTTGTGCCTGTGCTAGTAGCAGTTACATCTGCGGAGATTACTTCGCTGCTAACGAGATTAGCAGTAACAGTTCGGCTAATGCGTTCGGGTTCGCGGGTAGTAGTAGAAACATTGTTTACGGTGTCCTCTGTGGTGGTTGTATCAATAACCTCGCTGGTACTAGATCCATCAGTATAGTACGTGGTGCGAGTAGTGGTTGCGACTGTAGTGGTTGTTACTGGTGTAGTTGAGATATCTGTATAGGTACGCCAAACTTCAGTTACAGTATTTCCACTAGAGTCGAGTTTGGTTGTGGTATTGTCTACGTAGGTAGTAGATACTGTGGTTTCGCCATATGTTACAGTATCAATGGTGCTTACGGTGTCACCGGTTTCGGTAACATTTGGTGTTACTGTGCGAGACAGCATGTATTCAGATGTTTCGGTGATAACTTGATCGGCAGTTTCGGTAACTGTTTCGGTGTCAATTACTTCGCTTGAAGTAGTACCATCTGAATATGTAACAACACGAGTAACAGTGGTTACTGTGGTAGTTGTGCGTGGAATTGTGCTGACCGCAGTTACAGTACGCCATACCTCAGTAACAGTGCTGCCATTAGCATCTAGACTAGTACGAGTATCGTCCTCGTATGTGGTTTCTGTAGTTACGTCACCTTCGGTGTACGAGTTTTCTGCACTAGTAACGTCTTGCGTGCTGACTATTGCAGGACACGAAACATTGCGTTCTTCGGTTTCGGTACGAATATGTTCTCCACGGACGCCAGTGCGTTGTCCGTTGACCACCTTTTCCCAATGTACATCACGAGTGTATACGTCAGCAGTACACGCCGGATTGTCATTGGTATCGCTGGTAGGAACACCTGCGTTGCTAAGTGTCCAATCGGTATAAATGCCATTATGCCAACTAACGTTTGGATCAGGTGCAACAGCTACAATACCCGAACCGATGTTTAAGTAATAATCAAACTGTTCTTCATCAGACATATTAGATGTTACATTACCGGCCGCAATGATTCTATTATATGCATCGTCTGCATCATTGAATTGTCCGGTTTCGACTACTTTATCCCAAAACTCTTCCTGTCCTTCGTAATATTGTTTTGTTAATCCTTTAAGAACATTCCACGCATCTTCGAGTGTGCGTGGATGATTATTAATGTAGATTATTGCACCGGATTCTTTCAATGAATCATATCGATGTTCTTGCACGAATTTAAAAACTTTTACTAAGTTTTCAAGGTCTTGTTTTTCGTTTTCGTCTACTGTTTGAATTTCTGACCAACCAAAAATATCTTTCACACTTTTAGTTGAAAAACTATATTCTGTAGATACCGAAGGTTTAATACCGGCTCCGCCGGGTCCACCGCCACCGCCTCCGCAGCCAGTTAGGCTAGCAGTAGTAGCAACAGCAATTGCAATCTTACTCTTTGTAAAAGCCATCCTAGTTCTCCTATGTAGTGGATGGGTTAAAAAGTTTTACTTACAATGCATATTATACATAAAAAATCCGCTGTGTCAAGCGGATTTTTAGGGTGTAAAATCAACGACTTACGTCTGCTGGTTTGATTATTAGTTTGGGACCAGAGGGTTCTGCGCCTGGTTCTACATAAGTCCCATAATAAGTAATGCTGCACGCACTAACTGCTAGCACGATCGCACTAAAAATTAGCACTCTCACCATTGGTGTATGACTCCAGCAATAATAAAGAAGCAGGTAACAAACATTATACCGGTATACACAGTTCTGAACAAACATGCATGATCTGCTTCTTTTTTATCCTCAGAAATTTTGGATCCTAAGGTTTTACACCAAGTCCCCCATTTCATTCAATTCTCTCCCATGTTGCATCAGACGTATATCGAAAACTACCTAGATGCTTCATGCTGCTCCAATCTTTTGGATCAATAATACTTAGAAATATTTTTCTTTCACTGTCGTATAAGTGATATGTTTTGCCTACTACAGGAACAAAATTGTACTCTGCGTTATATACCAAACTAGTGTCTTCTGCTAGTTCAACTAGTCGAAAGTATTCTTCTTTTAGTTCATCAAACTTGGTTTGTAATTGATGAACTGCCTTGTTGGTCTTTTCCGTTTTATGAGTAAGCACATCGGGTACTGTAAAAGCAGGAGCACCTACATTGCTTGGATAGGTTAGACTTCTAGCATTCTCACAGAAACCCAATGGCTTATCATTATCGGACATTATGATTCAATGCGTGCTACGGCAGCTTTAGGTGCTTCCCAGTACCATTCACTGATTAGTGGAAGAATATCCTCGCCTGCTGCTAGTTTGCGTGTTGCATCTTTGATAGCAGTTTCACGATCAACTTCAATCATTGCATCATTGCGATCATGCTCGTAAACACGCACTCGTTCTACATAACAACGACCTTCAGTTACACTAAAGATATATTGATTGACCCATTCCCAAATAAACAAACTACTCATTTCCATGCTTACACCGCTTGGCAGTACACGAACTGTACCCAAAATGCCACCGGGTTGTTTCATTTCCGCTGTAATCTGATCCAGCCTAGGATCATTTGCTGGCAGCACAGTTACGTGATCAAAATAGTATTCGATAAAAGTTTTAACATCTTTTAGTTCACCAAACGGAACAATCCAGCCCATATCATCAATATCACCGGCAAATGTTAGTTCTACTGAACGATCATACCCGTGTACACTTGCACATTCACCTGGACTACCGTCTGGTTCACGATCAAAGAACTGTGCGTGACCGCAAGGTAGATATCTATATACTTTTGTTGATTTTACCTTAACGCCCATGTTTTCTCCTTAACAAGCAAATTCTTGCTGTAGTTTAATGTTATCAAAGAACTCTTTCTTAGTACCTGGATCAGTCTTAAATGAGCCTTCGAGGACAGTTGTCTGTGTAAGACTACTGTGTGCCATAATGCCGCGATTCTCGCAACAACCATGCGTGGCTTGAATGTAAACACCTAAGTCCTTAGCGCCAGTTGCTTTCTTAATCTCGCGAGCAATGTCATTAGCAAGTTCTTCTTGCAATGTACCACGACGTGCGCACCACTGTGCAATACGTGTATACTTGCTCAATCCAATTAACTTTTCAGCAGCGATAATGCCAATATATGCTGTGCCAGTTACTGGCTGGTGATGGTGTGAACACATTGATTTAAGTTCTGAACGAACAACAAGCATACCTTCATAACGATCTTCTGAGTCATTTGGAAATGCTGTTGCGTCCGGAGCGTGTTCATAACGTCCTGCCATAATCTCATTAAAGTACATTTTAGCAAGACGGCGTGCCGTGCCTTTTGAGTTAGGATCGTTGTGTCTATCAATAATCAATGTATCAAGTACAGTTTCAAATGCTTCTGTTGCTTCATCGATTAGTTGTTCTTTTTCACCTGATTGGATTAGACGTGAAATATTATCACCTGCCCAGTAACGTTTGTCTGCAGATTTGCAGCGTTCAATAATTTCTTCGTACTTTTTCATTTATTTCTCCGAGTTAAAGACGAGGATGTCTTAATACATGATGTATTATACACTTTATTTAGATAATTGTCAATGTTATTCAATATTAATTAGACGACAATCAGGATATTGCACATATACAGGATCAGTATCATCTTTCTTTTTATATTCTTCTAGTAATGCTAACCCACGGTTAGCATCCTCAATTGTTGGCCTATAATGATATCCAACTTCAAAGGTTACTTGTTCTGACCATGGACTAATATTTAGGTCGCGACCATCATAACGCATACGAATTAGTTTGTTGTATGCTTTTTCGTCGTCTAACAATATAGCACCACCGTGCCCAATTTCTAAAGGTTTAGAATACCCAAAAGATAAACATTTCATTGTGTTGGGTTCGTACATGTCTTTTTCAAGTCTTCTGGCACTATCCCAAATACGCGATCCAATTAGCCTGTATTCGCCGATCCAGTACGCATTGTCGTTAATATACTCATATGGAATGTCTAGTTTGTGCATTATCATTGGTACGCTTAAATAAGTAAAAGGCGTAAGCACTACGATCTTAGGTTGTTCGTAACGTAAACATAATTCAATGGCATGGGTGCAACAATCAGTCATGATAGCATACGGAGCACCTGTGTATGATGCCAGAGCTTGTTCAAATTTTAAAATTGCATCAAACGCCATGCTTATCGTACCATGCTTTTGTACTAGTAATAATGGTCTCTAGATCGCTATATGCAGGTTTCCAGTGGTGATCAAGTTGAAATTGTTTGCCGTCGGCTACTAATTCGTCTGGATCACCTTCTCTTCGTGGTCCTGTGATAACTGTAAGTTCTCCTACATATTTTTTGTATGCTTCGATAAGCTCTCGATTACTAATACCTGTATTTGTTCCTAAGTTATAACATGCACTTGGTCGCCCGTGCGGAAAATTAATTTCACTTCCGGACAATGCTTCTACAGCTTTACAATGTGCTAATGCAAGGTCGCTAACGTGAATATAATCCCTGACGCAAGTGCCATCGGGCGTATTGTAATCATCGCCAAAAAGGTGGAAAGGATTATTGGTAAACAATCGAGGAATAATATGAGTATCACCGTCTTCTGGACCAAGTTCTGTACCCCATACATCCGCTCCGCAGGCATTAAAATATCGTAAACTATAACTGCGAATATTATACGCACGATCATAGTCACGCAATAATTTTTCCATAATAAGTTTAGTTTCGCCGTAAGGGTTAATCGGTAACTGCGGGTCTGTTTCTTTAATAGGAATGTTCACTGGATTACCATATGTTGCTGCTGAACTTGAAAATACAATGAACGGTTTACGTTTCCATTCCTTTAAGTGATCTAAGAACTGAATGTTCTTTAAAACATTGTTATTATAGTATTCGCTTGGGTTTTTAATGGAAGGACCTACTAGGCTTGTTCCTGCACAGTGAACAAACCCGTCAACGTTCATACCTTGTAAATAATCTAGTACACGTTCTTCAGCAAAATCATCGTGCAAGAACTGATCATAAATGGTGTCTGGTAGTGGCAAGCGTCTACGGTCAAGAACAATTACACGAGCACCTGCTGCTTTAAGTGTTTTTGCGGTGTGGCTTCCAACAAAACCAGCGCCACCAGTAACGCAAATAGTTAAACCTTCAAGATCCATATTACCAGTGTTCTTTAACTTCATATTTTGATTCTGCAACATGATCGCGATAGCGGATGCCTGCTCGGTTCCATTGCTCGCCCTTACCTTCGATAATATCTACAATACGGTCCACGGTGCCATCTGTCCAATCTGAAATCTTGCCCATGTTTGAGCTTGGCTTTTCTAGGCCTGCTGCAATCTTAGCCAATGCATCGGCTTTGCTCCACGGAGTATACAAGCGAGTATAATCATTGGCAAATGTTTCTGGGAAACTGCGGTAAGCAGGATATACTACATTACACCCTAGTGCGTCTGCTTCGCTCACTGTGTTAGATACCCAATCCTGCAATGCACAGTTAAACAGTACACGGCTGTCGTTTAGGATAGCATAATAATCATTCTTTGAAAGATTTTCGTAGATGCACAGTTTACCTTGACGTTCAAGATCCTTTGCACGTTCAATATACTTAGGATTGTTAGAACGTAATGGACCACCTTGTAGCACAGCAAATTCTGTACCCAGTCCTGAGAGTTCTTCTACGATATCCATAAAGAAATCTGGCTGCTTTTCCTGATCCCAACGTGCTGCAAATACTACACGATTTGCACGTTCTGCAAATGGTTTAATACTTTCTACACGACTTTGTACTTCTTCCTTACCGAACGCAAGTCCTGAAATATTGTAAATGGGTGCTGACCAGTTAGCAATACGCTGATGTGCTACCATTTCCTCATTTGATGAAAGAACATGAACATTTGGAATTTCATTTACCATTTGTTCGTAAAGACTCATCCATTTACTCATGCCCCAAACGTGTACAAAGTCATCTGGATCGATTGCTTGTGCTAAACAACGCACATAAATCTGCGGACGATCCTTCTCTGGAATCTGGCACATGATATACGGCAAACTTTCAATACCGGGTTGGAACATATCTTCAAAGAAGACTGCATCCTCGCCGCTGCACTCGCCGTTACGCATCATCTGTACAAGATTCATCATTTGGCTCATACCAAAGTATGAACGTCCGTGTGCGTCGAGTACCTGCCCTACGGAAATTGCTTTAGTATCGTCAATAGTTTCGCCTGGAACAATTACATAATCAATACCGCGACGTTTAAATACACGTTCGTTCCAGTCTGTTAATTGATATGTGTAACGAGCTTGATAACTTTCCAAACCCATATAAAATAATTTACGCATTACGCTAATTCCTCAAGTTTCATAAATTTGTGAGAGCTTAACTCCCAAACACCAGTGCCTTCGAATGTATACCAGTACATGTTAGGTTGTACATTATAGCTGATATTTAGGTCATTTACAAGTCTAGCGTTAGGATCATGGAACCATGTAAAGATAATTGTATCGCCTGTTTTAATGACATCGTCGGCATACATATCACATAATTTCATTAATACTTGTGCCGCCGTCCAATAATGTCCAGCATCACTGCTATCAGGGACAGAAGTATCATCAGCACAAACATCTGCTACATGTGTCTCGCCGTAAATATTTCTTAATTGCTCTGCTAGCTGTGTCCCGCCGGCGGTATTGCCGGTATTATGTATAATGTAAAACATGTTAATTATTAAGATATTGATCTATAGACTTTTGATATAATGGATATTCATCCGGATATAGTATTTTAAACCAAGTATGGCCGGCTCCATAAAACTTTGGTCCAATATCATCGTACAATCGTTTTTGCCACGGTGCCGCTGAATTCATTCTTTCCTGCGGAAGTTGAACTGATTGTTCTCCGTGTGTATTCAGAATGTCTTGTAAAACTTCTTTTGCGTTTATTTTACGGTGGTCGAGAGGAATCCAGTTAATTTTATTATATAACTCGGGGTATATGACAGTCATTGGTACGCTGTGAATTCCTAAAATAGGAGCAAATTCCCAAAATTTCACACCTAACATATTGCATAGAATATTTTCCGATCCGTGTGATATCATGTCTTGTACAACACCTTTAACATATCTTGTCATTGGTTCAGATATAAACCCAAAAAGATAATCTTCGTCTGGGTGTATATCTTTGTACTGTATCTCTGTCCAATTAGCCTGTGAAAATACCCAGTCATAATATGAACTGGCATTTTTTAATACAGGAATATACACTAATTTACTGTTTGGCGAACGGTAAATTGGTGATTTAAAAAAATTCCTGAATGCATCAAACGCTTGTTGTTCCATTATCGAATACGGCGAGCGTCAACTGCCCATTGGTCCTTGAAGTTCTTTCCTTGACGGAATTTATTGAATTGCTGGAATGGATACGATTGCATATTGTATAAATCACTTTCGTTAAAACGATATCCATATGAGCGACAGAAATCCAGATAAGACTCTAAGTCATTGAATACCTGGGATACACGAGGATTATTATAAGTCTTCTTAGACATTGTTTTTCTCTTTTAAATTTTCAGTAATGTTACTGGTTGTGTTGTGTTGTATTGAATAAATGCGCCGTTTTCGTCATCTTCGCTAACTGAGATCCACACGGCACGACCTGGATACTTAGTAGCGATTTCAGCATATAAATCATCTGCTATCATTTCACATGATTTATAGTCTAACTGTAACACACTTTGATCGTATAGTCTAGTGATCCAACGTTTAAATTGGATAAACTCAATATCACGATCATTGTGGAATACTTCAATCCATACCTTAAAGTGAAAGATATGTCTGTGAGGAACACCTAGGAAACTTACATCGTCCCAGTCGCCTGTTGCGAGTTTAGGATCAGTATCAGCACCAGGATAACGATGTACACCTTCTTTTTGTAGCGTTACCCAAATCATACGAGGTGCTTTCTGCATAATGCGATTAGCAGTTTCTAGTTGTGCTTGTTTAATTTGTTCTTCCATTATACCGGCTCGTCTTCTTCATACTTAGACCAATCTGTAAAACTGTTGGTGGTCATCAAATCACGTACTCGATGACACCAAACACCAGGATTAGATGCTTTAAAGTCTGTATCGTCTAGTTTGAGTACCGCATTATAACCAAGTTGGTCAATGTATGGAAGTTTAACACTAATCATTGGAATAAAACGATGCCATTCTACCAGTTCGGTTTCCAGAATATCTTCTACATTTTGAACGTCAAAGTCTAGTGTGCACCAATAGTCTGCACGCAGGAAGTCCATAATAACTGCTTCCCATTGATGAAGTTTCTTTGCGTTAAAACTCATATTAGCACCAAAGTAAATGTGCTGAATATCTGGATTTGCATCTAGTTGTTGTTGAATGCTATATAATTCTGGTTCACCTACTACGAAAAGTGTGGTCTTACCATACATAGCTGTTTGTTCTACTTCAGTACCGGTAAAGTACTGCCCTTTAAAATTGTCGTGTGCTGATTTAGTAGCCATCGCCCCAGTCTATACTATCGTTGCGGTTATTCCATGCTCGTTGTTGAGCTCTTTTTAAATCAAGTGCAAGTGCAGTTTTTTTCTTACGCAACTCGTCTTGTTGTTGTACATCTTTTGCTTCTGCTAGTTTTTTACTAACTATTGTTAATTGTTTTTGTATTTCTGCTACTGTAGGCATATTTACGTCACCCTGTTAATATCATTTGTAATACAATGTGTTCCTGCGTCCCAGAAGTATTTGTGTCTAAAAGGTACTACGTGAACGGTTATACCATACTTTGCACACGCTTTTTCAACTTGATCATTATGTGAGCTTACAACAATGTTCTTTGGATCAATAATTAAAATATTAACCTGGAACTGTGTTTCACTTGCTTGTCCTACCCATTCGTCAAAGTAATGATCTACCATGTGCATCATGTTAGGATCTTTTTCAAACCCTGGTACAAACCAACGACCTTTGTTTTTAGTCATTGCTACTTTAAACTTATCGTTATACGCAAAGTTTGAGTCTGGCAAATACACTACCTCCCAGTCTGGGAATGATTCTGCATAAGTTGGCATATCATTGATACTAATAATCAATCCTTCTGTGACAGGACAATATACCGCATCTCCGTGCCCTTCTGCAGGAACAACTTTATTATAAGTGTTTGGAAATAGTTTGTCAACTGTTTCTAATATCTTTTCTTCTGAGTCGTGCGCTGTTTGTGTAGCAAAATACAAACGATCGCTTAACCGACTTACAAAACAACCGTTGATATAGTCCTGGTCGGTGTATACAATTTCTGTTCCGCTTGCGCGAATTTCGTCATAAATGTGATTATAAAAACTTAGTTTTTTATCTAAGTGTAATTGATCTGCAATTTGAAACTTTTCCCACGCAAGATTACGTTCGTTACCTGTAAGCTCACTGTGCTTTCTTTCAAACAGCCCTTGTGCATGATGTAGATTTGGAATATTTGGAATCCAAAATTTATCATGAATCATTATGAAATAGTCACGAGGCGCAGTAGGCGGTTGCACCCACTTATCCTCAAGCCAAAGTTCATTAAGGTCTTCAGGAAACTCCGGACGCCGGACGTTAACGTTAAATTTTTCTAATAGGTTAATTAATTTCTGATAATCTTCTTCGGTTTCTTCTGCTAATTGCTCAAACCGGGTGCGAGTATTGCTGTCTTTAATCCATGAATAGAATTCTGGTGGATAAGTTTTTCCTACGATACAGGTATCTAACCTATCCCAATGATTATAAACAGAATACATTATTTGTTAATACCTGTTAGTTGAATAACGTATCTATCCACTTCGCTTAAATTTGCAGCCATGTGTTTGGTTTTGCCAGTCCACGCAAACCAGCTTCCAGCTGCTCCGGTGCAGTATCGATCTTTAATCCATAACTGTTGGCCAGGAGCAGGATCATGCAAGAATACAATAATTCTTACAATGCTATCTAAATCCTGCACCCCCATATTTTTTGCATACGTAGGATAGTCGTCGTGATGCCATGGTAAAATCATGCCCGGGGTATATTTACTTAGGTCAAAAACCAGATTATCTAAATCAAAGTAGTCTCGGACATCAAACACCGGTAGTAATTCGTTAGGAACCAACACACCTATATTTTTATCATAAATTTTACGATTATCATCATATGTAGTGAACCCTTTGTTTTTGTTTCCGTGGTTCCGCCATGTTGTGCGTTCTGTGTAATCTAATTTATTCCATGTTACTGGAATGGTTCCAAATTGGTTATTCCAATTATTAAACGAGTACTTCATTTTCTAGTTTATCCAATTTTGTTTCATCTAATTCGTCGTTGCTCGCTGGTGTAGTATCAGCAACTTCAAACAATGCATTAAATTGACGAGCAGCACTTACAGCTTTTTTACCGCCCATACCACGAGCGCCAGGAACGCCAGTCCAAAACTTGCTGTAATGATCAAGAATAGCAAGTCTGTTGTCGTAATCTGGCTCAGCAAAGACTGCGTTGATAATATCGCGAGAAGTGATGCCATCATAATC